ATGATTTCACATATGCAATGAAAGATTGGATGAGGCCATATGAATTAGGTCTGGATAAAAGAATGACTGGTATATTTGTAGGTTCTAGTATTCATAAAGAACAATTGAGATCAGCTGGATTCAAAGCTCCGATACATGTTGTATCATTACCAATCCATAAAGAAGCAACGATGGCTAAATTGCCTGATTCATTTGATTTAGATATGAAAAATACAATTGTATATTCATCAAGATTAGATAAAGAAAAGAATCCATTTTTTATGATGAGAGTTGCTGAAAACTTCTTAAATAATCATCCAACTTTTGAATGGCATGTTACTACATCAGGAAAAGAATTCAGATCAATGTTACCCGGCGTCATTGATGCATTATATGAATTAGCAGAAAGACAACCTAGGTTCAAGCTCCTTAAAGGACTTACAAAAGAAGAATATTATACAGAATTAGCTACATGCAGAATACAATTCAATTCATCATTACAAGATTATGTGTCATGGACTGTAATAGAAGCTACTGCATTTGGAGCAGATATTGTATATCCAGATTTCAGATCATTCCCAGAGTTTGTGGATAAAGATAGAATGTACAAACCATTTGATGTATGGGATGCATTGAGAACTATTGAAAATGCGTTAGCTAAACCTAAAGTTCATGATGATATAGTAAACATATCAGATTTAGGAAGACGTATGGAAGGGTATATCATTGCAAATGATTATGATAAAGAATTATGTGTATGGCATGAAAAAGAATATTGCCAGGCATTACTCGACCAAGAAAAAGTAAATAACCAATTGGAATTAGCATTATGAAAGATTTAATTTATTATCCGTCGTTATCTGCAGGTGGATGTGCCGGCGACTTCAAAAAGAATAAAGAAGTTAAGCCTGGTTTGACTTGTAGATTTTATGACAAAGAATTTCCTGAAAGATGGAGACATCCATATTTTCTAATAACAGCAGGACATCATTACAAATGGATGGATGCTAGAGATAGATATGGGCTTGATGATGATGTGTTAGTATTAGGCGATTCTGGAGGATTCCAATTAGCGACAGGTGCTATTAAATGGGATCCGACTTTTAAGAAAACTATATTTGATTGGTTAGAGGCAAATTGTGATTTAGGAGTTAATTTAGATATTCCGCCTAGAGCTAAATACGATGGTAAGTTCTATGAATGTATGGATATTAGTTATGACAATTTCAAATATTTTGCAGATAATCAAACTGGTAAATGTAAATTCTTAAATGTTGTTCAAGGTAATAATGTTGAGGAATATGAACAATGGTATCAAAAGATGAAAGATTTTGAATTCAATGGTTGGTGTATTGGAGGAGCGCAGAAACGAGTTAGCATGTTCATGTCAGCATTAGCACCGATGATAAAGAATAGAGAATTTGAAAAGACTCGTAATCAATTTGTACATGTATTAGGAATATCTAAAATATCAGATTTTTTCATGTTAAGTTTCTTCCAGAAGATGCTAAACAAATATCATGGAGGTAGAATACAAGTATCGACAGATTCAAGTTCGCCTGGATTGTATCCCGTATATGGAACATATTTACATTCACCTCAATTAAGTAAAATGACATTTACAGATCTTTATTTTCCGAAAGGAGAAAATCTTCCATATAATGCAGATGACTTAGTTCCGAATCCATTAGGCCATCCAGTTTCAGAAGGATTTACATTTGGCGATGTATCGAACTATAAAGGTGATGTAACAATGAAAATGACGTTGAATAATTTATTTGTATTTAACGAAACAGTTAAGCAAGTTGAAGAAGTAGTTAAATGTCATAACGAATTGCTAAAAACAGTAGTGCCAAGAGATTTCTATTCCATATTAATGAGTATGGAAGAAATGTTCCAAGATCCAGATAAGGCAGTGTATATATACGAAAAGAATAGTCAGTTATATGACAAATTTGGTGGAGGCACCAGAGACTTAGTAAACAATCAAATAATATCTAAATATTTTAATGTAGGTTAATATGAAAAAAACAGAATTAATAAATTTTATAAACCGTTATTATTTAGCGGGCGCAACGACATCAGTAAAATGGAAGTCGAATGACGGAGCTGTAATGACAGATTTTATTACAGATGATCAGAATGTTATTGGTACAGTAAAAGCCAATCTAGATTTAGGAAGTAATGAACTAGGAGTGTATGCAACTCCAACGTTGACAAAAATGTTATCGGCAGTAGGCGATGATATATCCGTAAAAGTAAATAACATAGATTCTAAATCAGTTAGTATTGATATCGATGATACAGATGTTGATATGAAATTTATGTTAGCAGATTTATCGGTAATTCGACAAGTACCAGAATTAAAACAATTACCAGATTGGAATGCTAAACTTACATTGAGCAAAGAATTCACTAACAGGTTTATTAAAGCAAAAAACGCTATTCCAGATGCAGAAAATTTTGGTGTTGCGTGTAAAGATGGTAACGCTGAAATTATAATGAATTATTCATCTATTAATACAAATAGAATCAAATTTTCAGTTCATTGTGATAATGAAAATTGCGCTGATATGTCAACGGTATGTTTTTCATCTAACTTATTCAAAGAAATTTTACAAGCCAATAAAGATGCGGAGACAGCTACATTGGAAGTATCTGCAGCTGGATTAGCTAGAGCAGTATTCATGTCTCAATCATATACATCAACTTATTATTTAGTACAATTACAAACCGCATAATATGCAAGTATCATTTAAAAAAATATCACCTAAAGCGATTACACCTACATATGCAAAGGAAGGCGATGCAGGTTTAGATATATCAGCTGTGACGTATATGATAAATAAAGAACATAACTTTATTGAATATCATACCGGCTTGGCGTTTGAAATACCTAAAGGATATGTCGGATTATTATTTCCAAGATCATCTGTATCAAAGACAGATCTTCGATTGGCAAATTGCGTAGGCGTAGTTGATAGCGGTTATAGAGGCGAGATTACATTTAGATATAAATTTGTGAAAGATTCTTATTTTGCTTCATTAAAAAGATTTGAAGAAGGGGATAGAATAGGTCAATTAGTAATAATACCATATCCGGAAATAGAATTAACAGAAAAGGAAGAACTTACTGATTCGGAAAGAGGAACTGGTGGTTATGGTTCAACAGGTAAATAAAAGATATGTTTGGAAAACAAGAAAATACATTATGGGTTGAAAAATTTAGACCCGAAACATTAGACGGATATGTTGGTAATGAACATATCATTGATAAAGTAAAATTATATTTGCAATCAGGCGATGTACCTCATTTATTATTTTATGGAGGAGCTGGTACTGGTAAAACGACATTAGCAAAAATTATTGCTAATAATGTAGATGCGGATGTAATGTATATAAATGCATCTGATGAAAACAATATTGAAACTGTAAGAACGAAGATCAAAAATTATGCAAGTACAGTAGGATTCCGTACTTGGAAGATAGTAATACTAGATGAGGCAGATTATATGACACCGAATGGACAAGCAGCTTTGCGTAATCTAATGGAGACTTTTTCAAAGACAACTAGATTTATATTGACATGTAATTATGTTGAAAAAATTATTGATCCTATCCAAAGCAGATGTCAAGTATTTGGTATTACGCCGCCTAATAAAACCGAGGTTGCTAAACGTATATCGAACATCTTAACGGAGTTGCAAGTCCGGTTTGATATCAAGGATGTGGCTACTGTTATTAACTCCGGATACCCAGATATACGTAGGATATTGAATGCATGTCAGCGGCAAGTTATAGACGGGAATTTAATCATGGACAAAACTAGTTTAGTTCAGGCTAATTATATGACCAACTTATTAGATATACTGAAAGGCGGTCATACAAAGAAAGATGCCTTTACATCTATCCGAAAACTCATAGCAGATAGCAAAGTGCAAGATTTTACAGCATTATACAAGTTTCTATTTGATGAGATAGATAATTATGCAAAAGGACATTTAGCATCTGTTATTTTAGTATTAGCGGAGGCCCAATACCAAGATGCATTTGCGGTAGATAAGGAGTTGCATATGATGTCAACTATGGTTAAATTATTAAATGAAATAAAATAAAAGGAAAACTATGTCAATAGTAGGAATGGATGGAAAACCAAAAGGTCAGCAGTTAGATCCATCAACAATGAAAGATATCACATGTGATGAATGCGGATGTGGTTATTTTAGACAAGTAAATGCATTTAAAGTAGTATCTGCATTAGTATCACAAACAGGTAAAGAACAGATCATGCCAGTACCAACATTTCGATGTGATGACTGCGGATATGTAAATGAAGATTTTAGACCAATTAAACAAAAAAAATAGTTATGGCAAAAAAGTTATTATTTAACGATAAAGCGCGTACCGCGTTATTATCAGGAGTACATCAATTAGCAGATGCAGTTGAATCGACATTGGGACCTCGAGGCAGAACGGTTGTTATCGACAAAAAGTTTGGAGCACCTCATATTACTAAAGATGGTGTGACAGTGGCAAAAGAAATTGAATTGAGTGATCCGATTGAAAATGCCGGAGCTCAAATGGTTAAAG